CATTAAAAGCGCCCCCGAGCGCGGTCTAATTTGATTATTTTTAATTACAATAGTATTTCCGTTCGGATCATCTACGCCTGTCCCCCCATCTACAATATGGAGGTATTCTGATAATGTAGACAAAGCACTAGCAGTAAGAACGTCGGGACCTCCACACAGACCGGATATAGTGCCCGTTATAAACCCTAAAGCAGTAGAACCATCAACAACTACGTTAGAAACATCCTCAAGACCAGTGAGGGCTAACAAAGCATCTACAGTACCTTCTCCAGTGAGCCCAGAAACAGCATCTATTTGAGACTGAAAGCTACCAACGTCATTGCTAAGATCATTAATATCTCCAGTAAGATCTAGCAAAGCCTGTACAGTACCTTCTCCTGTGAGCCCTGAAACTGCATTTATTTGGTCCTGAAAGGTCCCAACATCAGAACTAAGGTCATTAACATCAGAACTAAGGTCACTAAAATCGTCAGGAAGTCCTGTCAGAATAGGGGCTACATCAACTAATCCACTTAATTGCTGTACAGAGCTAACAGCATCGTTTACAGCCGAAGGTAAGACACTAGATGATATGGTGTCTTCTTCGTTAGAAGCAATTAAACCCGTAGGTCTTCCTAACTCGTCTACGTCAACAAATATTAATGATGATAGCTCTGCCATAACGCTCCTCTGTCATTATGTAGTTATGATATCTGCACTGACAGAGTTTAGTCTGTCTCACTCAGCGGAAAAATCGTCGCCTAACTCTTTTACAAGATCTTCAACAACTTTGTCAATATCTGCAAGATCGTCAATAGCCTCTTTTTCCGTCTTAACTTCGGGCTGCTCGACGGGCTCTAAGGCTTCTTTGGCTTCTTCATCAGCTTCCTTAACCTCATCTTCTACAGCGTCAGTGGGCTTTTCCTCTGGCTCTGTGGCCTCAGCAACATCTTCTAAGTTTTCGTCACTTTCATATTCAGCATCTTTTTCGGAAAGCTGCTCCTGAATGTTGCTAACTAAATTTTTAATGTCAGATAGCTGTCCTGTAATACGCTTAAAATCAACCTTGGAGCCGGAAGCTTCCTCTAGTATCGAGTCATACCCAGCGGACACAAACATCTCAAGAAGGAAATCATTTACATCAATACACTCTACGCCATGCTTGCCCTTTAGGTTTTGAGCCATCTCAGAAAGAATACCCTTTAGTACGCTACCCTTAGGGGCTAAACGAGAAAGAGCTTCGAAAATAACCACTTGAGTATTAGCTAGGCTTTTGAATGACGCAGGATCCTGAAGGTTTTGGATACTGACACCGTACTTCTCGTTAATGTTGTTTATAAAAACTTCTTTAACATCCTTCTTGTATTCAAAAACTCTTGATGAGAACTCCTGAATATCTTTTTCTGTTACCCCTAACGCACCATCTACGGAAGCTAGGCAGTTGGAGAAAGTCTCAAAGAGGCTTTTCTTTGATGCAAGAGCAAGATAAGGAACCTCAACAAGAGCTTCGCTAAGAGCACCTACGGTCACCTCAGCGTCCTCGAATATCATGCTGGCAAGCTTCTTTATGGAAGGAGCACTAGCCCAAACCATCCCAAAATCTCTTTTGGACTCCATAATCTCTTTCTTGATAAGCTCTTGGCGGCAAATCATCTCATAGAGGGATTCAGATACCCCTCGCTTTAGGCTATAAACACCTTCTTCCTCAAGATCTTCTAAAGTGATGTTGGGGAAATCAAACGCTTTAGAAACTGCGTTGGAAAGATTAATGGCGTTCCTGATTTCTGGAACTTGAATAATCTTTTGGATATTCTCAGAGAGGAAAGAATTTAGTTGCGGGACGACCTCAAGTAAGTTTGAAAATTCTACGGAATCTACAATCCGCTCAGTTTCCGCAAGTTTGGAACACTGCTCTTGAAGTCTCTTCTGCACTCCCGAAAGCTTGAGTCTGTTTTCCCAAAGAGTAAGGATGTCGGTAAAGTTGTCATCAGCCTCTCCATACTCAGAGTAGTGAATGCTTTCGATAAAAGAGTGCATCTTTTCGTTAACAAATCCATCAAAAGCCTCCTCGTCTTCAAAGACAGAAGAATCTTGAACTCTAATATTTTTCAGAGATACGTCTTCGTTAATTATGAAACTTCCGGTGATTACCTTTCCACTCTCGGTAAGATAGGTAACCTGATCGTTGTTTCCATCCATGCTGAAAAGCATAACATTCTCTCGGATTGATCTGCCGATGCAGTCACCTAACTTTACAAGGTGGGTAATGGTCTTATCTCTCTCTTCAAATAATCTTGAAAACATTTTTTTATCTCCGTTTAAGTTATATAGACTAGCTTTATAGTAGCTCCTCAGCTTTTTGCTTTTGTTTTTCCACAATTCTGTGCATTACTTCTTTTGCTTCGTCATCCAAGGTGCGATTTAGCATAAATTCAACAGGTGTCTCAGTACCTTCATTCGCTGTAGGTGGAGTATTTTCAGCAGACTCCATACCTGGGCCTTGATCAGCCGCCATCTGTGCGCCTTGGGCATCCATAGCCATCTGCTCTTCTTGCTCCTTCTTCATTTCCTGAATAGTGCGCTCTGCTTCCTCATCAGTCATATCAAAGTATTCTTTGTATAGATTTTTTTTCGGAAGAAGCTGAAGTCCTTGTGCAGCCTGAATAACTCGAATCTTCTGCTCATCGAGATCAAGCTTTCTCTTAGCAGACATATCAGAAGGCTCAGGAAGCCTAATTCTAAGTTTCTTAATCAAGCTCGCAGGGAACCCTCGAAGCTGTAAATGTCTTTTAGCTAGGTTCTCTAACCCAGTCTCAATGTCTACCTGAACTCTCTGAATAGTTCTAGCAAACTTAACATCTAGCTGCGAAAGGTTGGCTTTTCTTTCTGGAGACTTGTCTTTTTCTACGAGGTAGTCTTTCGGAACCTTAAGAGCCGCAAGAAGCTTATCCCTGTAGTACCTAACATCCTCAATCTCTCCAAGGTTAGTAGCACCAGGAAGAGTCTCAATCTTTGTGCCCTTACCATTCTTAGTGGCGACGAAGAAGTCTTCATCTAGAGACATAGGGTTATACCTAGCGTTGACCGTAGAGTTATTTCCTTGGTAGAACTTCTCCTTCTTGAACTTCTGCTTGATACGCTCAATGAACATCTCAGCTTTGCTAGTAGGCAAGTTACCTGTGTCGATATAGAAGATACGGCGCTCAGGAGCGCGAGAGAGACGATAAATCATCATCGCGTCCTCCATCATCTTAAGAGACCGGAAGATTCTATGGCACAGAGCGGCAATGGACTTTCCGTAAGGGTAGAAGATTGGGTCTGACGTATGCATACGGAAGTGTACGATTTGGTGCTTATCCAATTCAATGTACTTAACAGGTCTTTCGTTTCCTGTGCCGTTGTACATGACATCCATTACGTCATCAGAAGGAATCTCCTGTAAGAACTTCTTTAAGTACCCGAACTCGTTCTCTACCCTGAGAAGGTAGTTAGGATTAAGAACTTTAAGCTTTTTTATACCTTCTTCCGGCTTCTCCACATTCAAGATCATCTCAATGAAGCAGTCACCGTACTTGACTGTATTTCTGGCGATATCCCAAAGAATTTTGTCTAGTTTAATATCAGAAAAGAAAGATTCAACTTCGTCTACTACCATAGAGTTATCTGAGTCCACATTCCATCGCTCACCTCGATTTCCCCTCTGAGTAGTATCATCGGCATAAATATCAAACGCCGCTCCTACCTCTGGGTATTCGTCCATCTCCTCGTATTCTCTGTAGCGCCTTTTCCTGTTTAGCTCGTTTTGAGGAACGATTGGGTTTCTTACAATACCGCCTATAGCGGGGCCTTCCCTGCCCGGAGTATCTTTGAGCACTCCGGTAGACTTAATAGTGTCGCCTGTAAGAGGAGTAGCTTGCCCTTGGTCTAATGCCTTCTGAACCGCTGGTTGCGCTTTAGTGGCGAAAAACTTAGCAAAGAACCTTCCAATAGGGCCAGTAGGCGTGTAGTAAGTTCCTGACCTTCCCGCAGAACCACCAAAGTTCGTATACCCGCTTTCGTTTACAGGCTCCTCATTATTTTCTTCTATTTTATCAGCCATCTGTAGTCTTCCTTGCTCATAGCTCCATGAGCGGTCTTGATATTAGCGGTGTAGGAATTTGTTATCGGTAGAGGCGCATCTCCAGGCAGCGGCCTCGTACCCATAAGTTCCATAGGCGTGGTATCCAACAAGTTTTTGTAAGCATGAACAGAAAGGGCAAGACTCATGACAAGATCGTCATGGTATCCTTTTTCTGCTTGAACTTTACCGTTCTCACCGATGATGAATGTGAAAAGCTCGTCGCAGGTTCTAGTAGAGTTAATTTTGATTAAGTCTGTTCTGACTGCCTCTTCTAACTCCGCTAGGATACTCTCTCTGTTTTTTGCTGTGATTTGAAACCCTATCTCTCCCTTGTCGTCAGCCCATAAGTTCTCGTACTCATAGACATTGTAGAGCCAGTCAATCAAGTTGTTTCCAATCGTGTTTCGCTCACAAATAATGTGGGCTGTATTATATAGCATACCTTCGTTAGCTAATATTTGAGCAAAATCATTTATTGCTGTCCTATTAGAGTAGAACTCAGCAACCTGCTGCCCATTATACATGTTTATTATGTGAAAAGCCGAGTAATCTCGATCTCTACCAAGAGAAGTATCACAGGCAATCAGGTAACTGTAGTGTGGCTGAGGATCTTGCCACACGCGCATACGGTTATTGTGCTTAGTGTAATACTCTTCACTCGTCTGCTGGGCGACATCCTTGAGGATCTCACCTTCAATATAGGTGTCACCTGTGCCCAGGAAGCTGCACTCATACTCCTGTAGCCACTGTTTCGTGGGCATGTTGGCCTTAGTGGTCTCTTCCCACTTATGGATGTCTAGATCCTTCTCGGCCATCTGTTCATACAGATGCTCAAACCCTGGAGTAAAGTTATACTCTGGGTGTTCTTGCCAACGAATGTCTATGGGGTGGAAAGAGTTTTCTCCGTCCAGAGCCTTTTGATATACCTCATGATACCAGTTACCGATACCGTTGACAGTAGAAAGCACGAAAGCACGACCACCTGTAGAAATAATCGGATAAACAGCAGCCCAAATAGTATCAATATTTTCAATGAATGCAGCCTCATCAATGATTAGTAGGGATCCAGCAAGTGATCGACCCGACTGCTTACCAGAAGGTCTCGATTTAATTACAGAGTTAGTCTTGAGTTTGAGCGTGTGTTTGTTATCCTCTACAATCCCTGGTTTCAAGAACTCTGGTAGCTCATCATACATAAGCTTGATCCTGTCCAGCACCTCGGTAGACTCAGCATCACCCTTAGAAAGAATAACTACAGACTTATGCTTCTGGAATATGATAGTCCACAAGGACCAACCAGCAGCAATAGTGGTACATCCTGCCTGACGAAACTTACGAAGAATGTTAAATCGGTGCTCCTGGAGATCCCCTAGAATTCTTTCCTGAAAGGGGTAGAGCTTGAAAGGTACAAGCCCTCGAACTGGGTGAGTAACCTTGATGTATTTTGATATGAAGTACACTGGGTCCTCTGCACATCGCCTAAATTCTTCTAATAATTTTTCTTTTTCCATGAAAAAATCCGTAATATATTATATTATAGTATATGAACACTTATGCTGTAGTATGTACTAGATCAAGAGAGGATATTTCTCCTACAACACACTCTCTATTAAATTACTTTACTTCTGTAGGAATTAAAGTATTGTTGATGTGTAGTCAAGGATCTATTTTCAATGCCTACGCTACCGCATTCAAAAAAGCAGACCCAAATCCAGAAGACCTATTCATCTTTTGTCATGATGATATTGAAATCCATGAAGCAAAAGAAGATTTCCTACCAAAACTTATGCAGGAAACTGAGCCCACAGATGTCGGTTTTGTTGGTCCAGCAGGAACTACTGACCTAGGAAAAGATGCTGTATGGTGGGATCGTGAAAAATGGAGAGCAGGAAAGCATAGAGGTAGAGTTTTCCATGTCCACCCAGACCAAATACATCCTGTGGATACTCTTTATGGTTTCCCTGGTGAAGTTGTTGTCCTTGATGGCCTTTTCTTAGCTGCTAGAGCCAGAACAATAAACCAAATTGGGTTAGAGAAGCCAGAATATTTCGAGGGTAAGTGGGATTTTTACGATATCCACTATACGAGCAAAGCTTTCCTCGAAGGATTTACAAA